GGGTTTGCCGCCGGCGCAGGGTCGGAGTTCATCACCGGCAACGGCGTCGGCAAGGCGCGCGGCATCACCGCCTACACCAATATCGCTAACAGCTCGTATGCCTGGGGTAAGGTGGGTTATATCGTCTCCGGAAAATCTGCGGCCTTCGCCTCGGTTGCGCCGGCGGATAAGATCGTCTCGTTGCAGCACGCTTTAAAAGCGCAATATCGCCCCGGCGCTGTCTGGCTGACCAATGATTCCACCTTGGGCACCATCCGGCAATTGAAGGACGGCTCAGGCAGTTACTACCTCTGGCAACCCGATCCCGCTGCAGCCTTCGGTGGCCGCTTGCTGGGTAATCCGGTCGAAGTTGACGATAACGTTGCCGATATCGCCGCCGCCAGTTACTCGCTGGCATTCGGCAACTTCAAGGCCGGCTACACGATCGTAAATCGTGCCGGTACAACGTTGATCCGCGATAACATCACCACCAAAGGCGTGACAAAATTCAACTTCCGCCGCCGTTTCGGTGGTGGCATCACGAATTTTGAAGCCATCAAGCTGATGAAATTCGCGACATCATAAAAAACCCGCTCGCAAAAGACCCGCTTCGGCGGGTTTTTTGTTGCCCGCAATATTGTGGCCGGCAATCTTCCGGCTGATTTAACCGAGAAAGACCATGACTATTCGAGATTTACATAGCAACATCCGCACTAAAACCGCCATTGTCCCCGCCGCTATCGGCGCCAATGCCACTAAAACCGGCTTGGTTGTCGATCGCCAGGGGTACGGTGGCGTTGAGTTTATCGTAGCCTATGGCTCAGTTACGACAACCGGTACAGTCGTCACCGTAGTCGTAAAGGAGGGCGACGTAACTGGCACGATGACTTCGGTTGCCGATAGCAACCTGATCGGAACAGAGACATTGGCAAGTTTGCCGGCGGCAACCCCAAGAACCGCCGGTACGACTAAGGAAGTTACCAAGCGAGTCGGCTATAAAGGCGTGAAACGCTACGTTTCAATAGATGCCGTGCAAACAGGTGTTACCTCCGTCGGTGTAGTAGGCGCAATAGCTGTATTGCACAGCCCAGGCCTGGCGCCGGCCGATAATCCTTAGTTCGACTCCGCTCACTAACCGTAGCAAGCCCCAGCAAGAAGGGCAACCGCTCGCCCGGTTGTCGCCGTGAAACTCGGCAACCCCTTAATTTCTGGCGAGAGAAGAACCAATGAATTTAGAAAATACCGGCGAAAGACAAGTATCGCCAACCCTGGACGACATCCGCCGCGATCATGTCGCGCGCTATGAATTCGCGGCAAAAGTAATCCGCTTCGGCTCGCGAGTCATTGACTACGCCTGCGGCATTGGTTACGGCTGCCGCATTATGGCTAATGCGGGACTGATCCCGACCGGCATTGATATTGCCGGCGAGGCTATCGCCTATGCAAAGCAGCATTACTGCAATTTATCCGGCGAATTTAAAACCGGCAACGGCAACGTTCCCGGCGACCTGGGCGACTTTGACGCCGCTGTCAGCTTTGAAACCATCGAGCATTTGCAAGACCCGCGCCCGCTGCTTAAAGCACTGCGCCAGTCAGCGCCGCTGCTGATTGCCAGCGTGCCGAATGAAGATATGTTCCCCTACGAATACGAACCTGGCAAAACCATCGCCTATCATTACCGGCATTATACCAAAGCCCAATTTAATGCCCTGCTGCAAGAATGCGGCTGGTACGCCGACGAATGGTACGGACAAGCCGGGCCAGAATCCGAAGTGGAGGATGATATACAGGGCCGTACCTTGATAGCTGTGTGCCGGCGTGCGGAACTGCCCGCCCCTGTCGATATCCAGGAGCGCCATATTGCCATTCTTGGACTTGGCCCCAGCCTGGATCAATACCTTGAGCATACCAAGCGCCTTGGCGGGCGGTCGCGGTTTTGCGATGAAACCTGGGCAATCAACGCCCTGGGCAATGTCTTCGACTGCGACCTGATCTTCCACATGGACGACGTGCGCATCCAGGAGATCAGAGCCGCCGCCGCGCCCGCGTCCAACATCGCCGCGATGCTGCAATGGCTTAAGGTCAGTCGCGTGCCGGTCATCACCAGCCGCGCGCACCCGGACTACCCTGCCCTGGTCGATTTCCCGCTGGAAGACATACTTAATCATCTAGGCCATGACTATTTCAACAACACCGCAGCCTATGCCGTGGCGTTCGCCATCCATGTCGGGGCGACAAAAATAAGTCTGTTCGGGATGGATTACACCTACCCCAACGTGCACGATGCAGAAAAAGGCCGGGCGTGTGTAGAGTTTTGGCTTGGCCAGGCCCATGCGCGCGGAATCGAGATCGGCCTGCCGAAAACCACGACGCTGATGGATTCTATGTATCCGCAGGCGGCGCGATTATATGGCTACGATACCCTGGATATTCAATTTAATAGCCAGGCCGACGGTAGCATCCAGCTAGATTTCACCGAGCGCGAAACCCTGCCGACAGCAGCGGAAATCGAAAAAAATTACGATCACTCCGCCCCGATCCGCGATCAGCACTTGCCGATCTGACGAATATTTTTTAACCGCGCCCAACATGAGCATTATGGAAAAAGACCCCACGTCGTATTCAATTGCAACGTATTTCTGGGTAATCGGATTGTCAGCCTGGGGTGGGATAGCCGGCTACATTCGGCGGATTAAAAGTAAAAGCAAGGCGGCGTTTTCATTGGCGGAACTGGTCGGCGAGGTTTGTATTTCCGGTTTCGTCGGCATGTTGACGTTTTATTTCTGCGAGTCGGCAAAAATCCCGCCCATATTGGCGGCTGCCTTTATCGGTATATCCGGCCATATGGGCAGCCGCAGCCTTTTTTTTATGGAAGCCCTTTTAAAACGCAAAGTCGCGGTTTGGCTGGGAGAAGATATAGATGACTTATGAAGCCTGGCGAGTCAGCTACCAGTCCAGCGAGCAAGCCGCCCGCGCGGCCTATGCGGAAATGATGCGGCTGCAAACATTAATCGAGCAAATCAAACGGGAAAAAGGTTAAACAATGTCAGAATATTTAGAGAAAGTGAGCGGCGATATATTCTTCGTCCGCAATACCGACGATGGCAGGATTATCGCGCTTCAGGATTCATCTGGGCGGCGCTTCAATCCGTCCATTACGGTAGGTTCGCTTTCCGAGCGGCCCGATGCGGCGAAATTCGGCGTCGGCCTGTGCCAGATCGGGTCAACGCTTTATGCCAGCGACGGCGCGTCATGGGCGCAAATAGCCGCAGGCACCAGCACCGTTCCGGTTACCAACAATCCCGATGCCACCCCCGTTAATGTCACCGGCACATCTGGCGTGCAAAATATATTCGTTAATGCCACCGCCGGTAATTATGTGGTCAACCTACCCACCGCTGTCGGCAATACGGCAAAAATTACCGTTAAAAAAACAGACGCCACCGCAAACACAGTGTCGGTAACGCCGTTAGGTGCGGAAACCATAGACGGCATCAATGCGGCAACCGTCCTGGCCAACAAGAACGACAAGATTATTTTATATAGCGATAGCACGGGTTGGCAGTCGGCTTAGCTGGATTAATCCCCATGACGCCGGTTAAATTCTGCCGGCTCTGCATGGCCTTAATGCAAGCGCTTTGGCATATGGTCCATCTTATTAGGCGCATGAAGCAATTATGAAGCACATTATAAAAACTGCGCCGGCAACCGAACCCGTCACCCTGGCGGAAATGCGTGCGCATCTGGGTATCACCCAATCCGCCGAAACCGCGCGTGATACGGTCATTACTTCGCGCATCGCCACCGCGCGGCAATGGGCCGAAGATTACACCCGGCGGGCATTCATTACCCAAACCTGGACCGGCTATGACGACGATTATCCCTGGGACCCCAACGAGGGCTATCTGATCGCCTTAAAAGCTCCGTTGGTTTCGGTATCAAGCATCAAGTATCTTGATATCGATGGCGTCCAACAAACGCTTAGCTCCTCGCTGTATCTGGTAGATACCGTTTGCGGCGTCGTGGTCCCCGCCTATGCCGCAAGCTGGCCGGCGATCCGCGAGCAGCTTAACTCGGTGCAGGTCGAATACGTTTGCGGCTTCGGGGCGGCGTCGGCTGTGCCTGGCCCGATTAAAGAGGCGATTGCGTTAATTGTCGGGCAATGGGAAGTCTTCCAGAGCAGCATCGAAGGCGTCACGCGGCCGTTTACCATCCCCTATGCCGCCAAGCAGTTGCTGGATAACTATGTGGATATGCGGGGTTATTTTTAATGCACCTGCGCCGTAAAATCCTTAACGATCTAGCTACCCTATTAAAAGGCCTGACCGGATTCGGCGCGGTGCGCATCCAGCGCGTCGGCCCGCCTAAAACTATATTCCCCGCCATCACCCTGTATGCCGAGGAAGAAAGCTGCCAAACGCTCACTGTACACCCTCAGCCGCGCGCGCAGGACCGCGTATTAACCGTGTCAATCAACGCCTGGATTCGCGGCACGGTCGACGATGAAAAAGCGGAAACCGATATGGACGCCGCCGCCGTGTTGATCGAGTCGGTCATGTCTCAACCCACCAATGCCGACGATATTGTATTAGTTGGGACGGACTTTAATATTGCCGAGGATGAGCCTGAAATCCATGTCATCACCCTCACCTATCACGTTTCGTACCACTCGACCGAGAAAGCCGCCACCGTTTAACGCCAGACCCAACCCCAACACCAGACTCGCTTAGGCGGGTTTTTTTATGCCTAAAATTTGAGGATCAGCAATGTCCACCATTCGTAAAATGTCCAATGTCGCCGTCGCCGTGCAGTCCGCACTAGGCGCGGCGAAAACCATTACCGCCATCAGCAAGGCCGCGCCCGGCGTCGTCACCGCTACGCACGATTTTAGCAACGGCGATTTCGTCGTACTGTCCGTCCAGGGCATGTGGCAAGTTAACGACCGCGTGTTTCGGGTCTGTAACGTATCCACCACCGTCTCGTTCCAGCTTGAGGATATCAGCGGCGGAACGGGTATCGACACCAGCGCTTTCGATACCTTCAGCAGCGGCACGGCCAAAAAGATCACCTTCGGCACGTCCATCACCACGATGGCCGATGTGCAGATGTCAGGCGGCGAGTTCGACAAACTCGACACCACTGTAATCCATAGCAACGTCAAAACCAACATCCCCGGCACGGCAAACCCGTTCGCGATCGATTTCGAGCATTTGTGGGACGTGACGGATACGGGCCAAGCGGCCATGAAAGTCGCCTCCGATGCGCAATCTAAACTTGCCTTTAAATTTACCTTCGGCGTCGGCGGCACGATCATGGTATTCAACGGTTATGTCGGACACTCCGCGCTGCCGACCGCATCAGCCCTACAGGTCATCAAGACCAAATCCAGCATTTCCGCCGAGGGTGCCCCATCCTACTACTCGTCTTAATTAATTTATGATGAGCGTAGTTGAATCATGAGCCAAGCCTTAATCGATAAACTCAAAAAAAGCCGCGAGTCTCTAGTATTCGCGGGGGGGTATAGCTTCACCATCCGCCGCCCGACCGATATGGAAATAACCGAATTTCGAGGCCAAAACATCAAACAGGGCGACATCATGCGCCGGTTTGTCATCGATTGGCAAGGTGTGGGCGAGGTGGATATTGTCCCAGGCGGTACGGGCGTGGCCGTACCGTTCGATTCCGATTTATTCATGTGCTGGGTCGAGGACAAGCCGGATTTATGGGCGCCCATCGTCCAGGCGATCACCGACGCCTATACCGCGCACATCGATAAAACGGCAGCCGCATTGGGGGAGCCCAGCGCTGGCTAGAGGCCAGCAACTTACCGCTACCGCAAGGGCCTGCGCCCGATGGCATGGCCTTGGCGGTGCAGGCGTGGAATCTGCTTGGCGGCGCAATCGACTGGACCGGTTTGCCGGTCGTCGCCGAGCTGTTGGGCATCGCCGATATTGATCTGCTGATCCGGCAACTGGCATTAATTAGGGAGTTTCAGCATGGCTGACGATGAATTTAGTATCCGTATTCGCGGCATAGACGATGTTACCCGTGCATTATTTCAAATTAGCCCTAAATTGGCCGAGCGCGTCGTTATGTTGTCGATCCGCAAGGGCGCAAATTATATGAAAAAAGCTATCAGCGCCGCTGCTCCATCCAGTAAGCATGGCTCACGGGAATATACCCAAAAGGCACAGTGGGCCATGATTAACGGCAAACGCAAAAAGGTTGCTCCCGGCGTATCGACCATCTTGCCGCCCGGCAGGATTAAACGATCTATCAGGGTTGTCACCTCAAAGCGCAACAAATACAAATTAAATGGCACGGTAGGGCTTTTTATCAGCTGCTATCCGGGTAAATCCAGAACCGATAAAAAAGGAGCATGGTATGGCTCGTTTGTCGATAAGGGTTACAACTTGGGCAGTAGGCAAATTTCAGCGCGCGAGGCTATCTCGTTAGGTATCGTCACGGAAGGCCAGCATTTGCAGAGTGTCGTTAATGCACAGTTGGACAGCATAGCGCAAAGATCGCGGACGGGTAAAAAGTCGCGAGCGCGCCGAATACGTTACCGCAACAGCGGATCGCGGCATATTGATGGCCAGAATTTCATCAAAAAAGGCTTCGACTCTGCATCAAAAAGGACTTTAGAAATCATGGTGCAGGCGCTTGAGGTATCTACCGAGCAATTGCTTAGACAGCTCAATCTAAATGTAACGAGATAATCAAATGGCATTAGGCGTCACCGTAGATATTAATGCGCATCTAGGCAATATATCGGGCCAGGTCGACCAGGCTGTCGACCAGCTCAATAGATTCCAGCAACAAGCCGAAAGCATGTCAAGCAAAGTCGGTGCGGCCTTCAAGGCTTTAGGTGTTGGATTGTCCGTAGGTGGAATCGTAACATTTCTTAAGTCCGGAATCGACGCCGCTGATGCGCTCAACGATATGGCTGATCGCACCGGTATCGCAGTCGAGCAGTTGGCAGGACTTCAATTAGGCTTAAAACTATCCGATAGCAGCATGGAGGCGTTTGCCGCCTCGGCCAATAAACTCAGCGCTAATATTGGAAAAAATCGGGAGGAATTCGCAAGGCTCGGTATTACCGCTAAAGACCCGATTGAGGCGTTTTTGCAATTGGCCGACGTATTCAAATCGATTCAAGATCCGCAAACCCGCGCAGCCCTGGGCGTAAAGGTGCTCAATGAAAATTACGCTGAATTGGCCCCGCTCTTATTGCAGGGTAGCGCAGCTATTCGCGAACAGATGAAGGATGGGCTGGCTTGGTCCGGTAATATTGGCACAATGTCAAAACAGGCGGCTCAATTTAATGATCAGATCGATACTATGAAGTTTCGATTGGGCAGCCTGTCTATCCTCGTTGCCGGTCCGATACTTGATGGATTTACTCAGTTAACTGAGCATATCGCCGACGCCACAGAAAAGAGCGTCACATTTAATAATGTGATGAAGGGAATCGGCGATTTTGTATTTCAACGCGATACGTTTACAGGCTTAACCAGGGAGCTAAGCGACGTTACCGACGCCATCGAGCGTACCGAAGCCAAGATCAAAGCGATTAAAAATGACGGGGCTATTGGGGGGTTAATTGATGGCCTGGCCGGTAGCGATATTAATCTGGAAAAGAATCGGCTCGACAACTTATTAAAAGAGCGTCAACGCATTATCGACGCCTTTAATGCGCAGCAAAATGAAGCCAAAATAAAAACAACGACTACCAGTGATGCCGGTGTTAAAGCCTTCCTCGGCATTGGAGAAGAAGCCGAGTCGGCTAATCGAAGGGCGGGCGCCTCGGTTGATGCGCTCACCAGCAAATACAATTCCCTGGTAGCATCATTGCAGCGCGAAATCGCCCTGCATGGCGACAATAGCGAAGCCGCCAAAATGGAATACGAGGTGCTCAATGGCTCGCTGCAAAAATTAAGCGAAGGCCAAAAGCTCAAGCTGTTAAATTTGGCTGCCGAAAAAGATGCCATCGACGCTAATGCTAAAGCCTATGAAGAATACGATGCGATCATCGAAGAAAGCCTGAAGCTGGCGCAAAAACAAATCGAAGATACCGCCGCTACATTCGACCGGCTTACGCAAAAATTCGACGGCGCGCGGCAGGATTTTATCGCCGGTTTGGGCGATGTGCAGGACGCTTTAAACCTCCATATTATCGATGCCGACAGGGCCAAGGTGGAATTCGACAAACTCGGCCAGGCCTACAATGATTCGTTCATCGATCCCGCCAAAAAGGGCACCGATGAGCTGAGCAAATTTGCCGATCAGGCCGCGCGTAACATGCAGGACGCCTTTGCTAATTTCCTATTCGATCCGTTCCAGGGCGGGCTGACCGGTATGCTGGACGGTTTTATTACCACGCTTCGGCGGATGGCGGCCGAGGCCAGCAGCGCGTATATTTTCGACGCCCTGAAAAGCTCGTTTAAGGATTCAAGCAGCAGCGGCAGCGATGCGGGCGGCTTTTTCAGCTCCCTGTTTTCGTTGTTTAGTTCATCCAGTTCAGGGAGCACCTTTCAGGGCAACGGCCCGTTGCTCTCTTACGCCAACGCCGTCGGCAATATTTACGATAGCGGCAATGTGGTACCATTTGCCAAAGGCGGTGTGTTTGAGGGCGGCAATGTCATTGCCTTTCCCAAAACCAACCACTCTAATCCCGTTATCAAATTTGCCAAGGGCGATCTGTTCGACCAGCCGACAAAATTCCCCATGGCAGGCGGGCGCACCGGTTTAATGGGCGAGGCCGGACCGGAGGCGATTATGCCGTTAACGCGTGGGCCGGACGGCAAGCTGGGCGTTAAATCGATGGGCGGCGGCCAGCACCCCGCGCAAACCATCAATATTACCGTCAATGTGCAATCGGGCACAGCGCCGGATGTGCGCCGGGCTGCAGGACAGGGCGCGCGCGAGGCGTTAGGCCTGATCAACGGGGCGTCGCGGTATGTCTGAATTCTTGGAGGAACGCCTGCCGATTGGCGTCCGCGCCGGCGCGAGTTACTCCGACGAGTACAATGTCGAAATAACCGAAACCGCCTCCGGCAGCGAATACCGCCGCTTGGTCCATGCCTTCCCACGCCGGATTTACAACATTTTTTACACACAGCAAACCGCCGATCTGTGGACGGACATCATGTCGCTGTACCACCGCACTTACGGTATGTATGCCGGTTTCCGCGTCAAGGCATTGGATGATTACACCACCAACGGCCGCACCGGTGCACCTACCGCTTTCGATCAGGCCCTGGCGCTGGTATCCGCCGGTATTTATCAGCTTCAGGTAGCCTACGGCAGCGGCGCAGCTATCAGCATCGGCAAGCCGGTGCGGTCGATCTTTAAACCGGTGGCCGGCACGGTATTAGTGGCAATCGATACCCTGGCCGTACCCATCACGACCATGTGGACGGTATCCACCACGACCGGATTAGTCACCTTTAACGCCAATAAAACCGACACGATAACCGGCATCACCCAGGCCAGCAGCGCAGTCGTTACCGTCGGCGCGCATACGTTCGCCGTCGGCGAGTCGGTGTATTTTTCCAGCGTCGTCGGCATGACGGAGATCAACGGCAAACGCGGCGTTATTACCGCCATTGGTGCGACCGATATCACCGTCAACATCAACTCCACCGCCTACACCGCCTACGCCAGCGCAGGCACGGTCAACACCCGCCCGCAAACCGGCGAAGTGGTTTACGGCGGCTGTGAATACGACATCCCCTGCCGTTTTAATAGCCGCATCGATGTTAAGTCCTTGGCGCCGGGCGTGCGAGAAACCAGCGAAATAGAAATTATCGAATTGCTTAACCTATGAAATCCGCCGTAGCCGATTACCGCTATAAAATCCACTGCCTACGCATCGTGCCGCTGTGGGGCCCTACGGTCTACCTAACCGATCACGTCCGCGATTTAACCATGGGCGGGCATACCTACCAGACCGACAGTGGTTACCAATTTACTGGGCAGACTTCAGAAAACGCCATGTCGCCCGGCATTATGGACCTGACCGGCATCGCCGACATTGCCGGTATTGATTACAATGAGATTGTCTCCGGCGTCTTCGACAATGCCCGCGTCTACGCTTTCGCCACCACCTGGAATAGCCCCGTCGAGGATGAAGAGCCCCTGGGCATGGCGTTCATGGGCAAGATCACGCAGCGGGATAAACGCTACACCGCCGAGCTGATGATGTCGGTCGACGTGCTCAACCAATCCGTCGGCAAAACCTATACGACAACCTGCCAAAAAACTTTTGGCGGCCAGGAATACGCCGGCTGTAAAGTTGATCTAGGGCCGATTACCGTCACCGGCACGATTACTTCAGTCACTAGCAATTCCATATTCCGCGACAGCGCCCGCACCGAGGATGATGATTATTTCGGCGAGGGCACGATCGCCTTTACCACCGGCGCCAATGCCGGGCTGAAGCCGGAGGAAATTAAAACCTTCATCGGCGTGCATACCGGCACGATTACCGCGATTACCAAAGCGGCCTCAGCCGTAGTCACTATAGGTGCTAATACTTTCGTTAGAGGCAATGTGGTAGTGTTTTCCGGTGTCAGCGGAATGACGGAAATCAACGGGCTGACCGGTACAATTACGGCAGTAGATGCAACGGCCAGTATAACGGTCGACATCAACAGCACGGCATTTACCACCTATACCAGCGGCGGCACGGTGGCGCATATCGCGGGCGGCATTACTACCCATGAGGCGTTCCATTACCCAGTTGAAGTCGGCGATGCCTACACCATGATCCCCGGCTGCCGCAAGCGCCTGGCGGATTGCAAAACCAAATGGAGCAATATCGCGAATTTCGGCGGGTTTAGCTTTATCCCAACCAGCTCGCAGTATCAAGACCGGGGGCTTAAATGACGCAAAGCCTAAAGCCCCGTAAAGAGGCTGTTTGCCGATCCAATACAAAGCGGCCGAGGAATAATATAAAAATTATCCGAGCGCCCATTAGTTATAAATTGGAAGATTTTTTATACAAAAAACCGTGCCATCACGATCAATGGTGGACGCTTTGACGCGCGAAGAGATCATTGCCGCCGCCCGCGCCCAGATCGGTACAAAATTCCGCCATCAGGGCCGCGTTCCCGGCTTGGCGCTGGATTGCGCGGGACTTGCCGCGTGTGTCGCCGGGCAACTGGGCGTTGAATACAACGACCGACCCGGTTATGGCCGCACGCCGCACCGGGGCTTATTGCAATCAATGCTGGACGGGCAGCCCTGCCTGGTGCGCGTTTACGATCGGCAGCCGGGCGATATCCTGTTGATGCGTTTCCAGAAAGAGCCACAGCACGTCGCCATCTGCGCCGGCGCTACCGTAATCCACAGTTACGAGGCCGTGGGCCAGGTCTGCGAACATGATCTGGATGATGAGTGGATCAAGCGCATTGTCGCGGTTTACCGGTTTGTGGGGGTTGAGGCATGAGCGGCAGCAGTATAGGCGGCATTGCTCTAGGGATAGTCGGCGCAGCCATTGGGGGATATTTTGGCGGTTTTCAGGGGGCCTATGCTGGATTTTCGCTTGGTATGACGGTGGGGGGCGCTGTTGGCAGCGCCCTCGACCCCCCGAAAAATAACAATGGCGGTCCGCGCCTCTCCGACCTGACCATCCAAACCGCCACCTACGGCGCATTTATTCCACGTCTGTACGGTACGATCGCCGTATTCGGAAATATCTTTTGGCTGGAAAATAACCAGCTTAAAGAAACAGCTAATGACTCGGGCGGCGGCTTGCTGGGCGGCAAAGGCATGGGAGGGGGCGGGGCGGCATCAACCACCTATACCTATTCCGCTACCTTCGCGCTCGGACTGTGCGATTGCAGCGACGGCGATCCGATCATCGGCATTAAGCGCATCTGGATTGGGCCGAAGCTGTTTTACCATGCCGGCAGCAGCAATCATGCCACGATCATTGCCAGCAACAAGGCGCAGTTGGGTTTTAAGCTTTATCGGGGCACTGATACCCAAACCGCCAACGCCCGTATGCAGTCCACCTTGGGCGTCGCCAATGTCCCGGCCTATCGCGGCCTGGCTTACATCGTTTTTTACGATTTGCCCCTGGCCGATTACGGCAACTCGCTGATTGCCGCGCAGATCAAAGTCGAGATCGTCAAAGCGGGATCGTTGGGCTATGTTTTTGAAAAGGTGGCCTCAGAGACTATTGCGGCGGACGGGTTGCAAGGTTTCTGGCTAGTGATGGGAAGTAATAATAATTATGCGTACTGCCTACAAACTGCCAGCCAGCGCATTATAACATTCGATATTAACAATCCAGAAAGACCCATCCTGACCAGCACAACAGCAAGCGAGTACCCGGATAATTACGACTCCGGTTGCTTTGATGGCACCTGGTTGTATGTTGGGACTAATCAGATCAATCGATGCCTGAAGATATTCGACGTTTCCAGCCCAGGGTATCCGGTAAAGGTCAATGAAATGTCTGGTCTTGGTAATTGGATAAGCGCCATGACCGCATTTGGCGACCATGTTTATGCCGCCGATACCTACGCCAATACCCTGATTATCGTCAATGTATTTGATAAATCAAATCCCTATGCTGAGTCCACAACCAGCATAGGTGGAGGTTTGCGAGCATTAATATATAGCGATGGCATCCTGTATGCCCTGGACAGGACAAATTTAAAGCTGTTGATTATCGATGTGGGGGAGGCCTCCAGTCCGGTTATTTTATCGTCGCTGACATTGGCCTATAACGGCTTTTGGATGGTGAAGAACGGCGATTATCTCTATATCAGACCTGAAACAGACAATTATTTAATCATCGTCGATATTAGCAACATTTTAAGTCCTGCGGTTGCCAATACCATAGCGCATGCCGAGGCAGGGCCGCTGGCGATAGCGGGCAATTACCTGTATATCGGCAGCTACGCCACAGTCGATGCACTGGATATCTATAATTTAGACGATCCCGAGAATCCCGCTTATGTCGCTAGCCTGGCAAATGAATATGGATTTCACGGGATGGCTGCAAGCGGCAATTATCTATATACCTCTGGCGGCCCGTTTAACGTCTATTTCTTCGGTGAGCCGATCATTTCCTCATCATTGGTGCCGCTATCCGATATCGTCAGCGCCGAGTGCATCCAAAGCAAACTGCTGACCACGGGCGACATCGATGTTACTACATTGACGCCGGAAGTTCGCGGCTACCGCATTTCCGATCTGGGTACTATCCGGGCTGGCATCGAGCCCCTACAGGCGGCCTGGCCGTTCGACGTGGTTCAGCACGGCTATAAAGTAAAATTCGTGCTGCGCGGCACGGCATCGGTCGCCGCGATAACCGCAGGTGAATTGGATGCTCGCGAATCCGGCAAAACGCCTGGCGTGCAGATTATCAACAGCCGTGAGATGGATAGCATCCTGCCGCGCAAAGTCAGCATCAAACATTTTGATTCAAACCGCGAATACGATACCGGCGAGCAATACGCCGAGCGGATCAATACCGATGCCGTCAATGCCGTCGCGCTGAATCTGGCTGTGGTGCTGACTTCGCAGGAAGCCGCGCAAAAAGCCGAAGTGCTGCTCTATCTGTACTGGATGGAGCGCTATGATATCAGCTTCAGTTTGCCGCCGGATTACAGCGAACTGGAACCCGCCGACGTGATTACCATCACGACCGACGATGCCGTCTACGAGTTGCGCCTGACCTCGGTGCAATACACCGCCGATGGCCGCCTGGAGTGCAAAGCAAAATACAATTTCGCGGCGCTTTATGTGCCGGTCGCTACCGGCGAAGATGGGCAATCGACCGGAACAGAACTGACCCTGAGCGGCGATACTTTATATGAGCTGCTGGACATCCCCATGCTTCAGGATGTCTACGATATGCCGGGATTCCCGGTCGCGATGACCGGATATGCGGCGGGATGGCCGGGCGGCGTGTTGTTCCGATCGGAGGATACCGGCCAAACCTGGGCGGCAATCCAGGGCTTTAGTTCCCCCGGATCAACCATGGCATGGGCTGTCGATGCCTTGGCCGTGCATGGCGGCACGGTGTTGGATAAATCCGGCGTGCTGACGGTGCGGATGCGGCAGGGTACACTCTCCAGCGTTACCGAGGCACAACTATTCGCCGGGCAAAACTGGTTTGCCTACGGCGCGGACGGCCGTTGGGAAATTATCGCCGCTGAAAACTGCGACTTGCAGGGCGACGGCTCGTATATCCTCACTGATTTTCTACGCGGCCAGAATGGCACGGAATGGGCAACAGGGCTGCATGTCGCCGGTGATCGCCTCATCCATCTGAGCAGTTCAGAGCTGTTTTGGATCAAGGAGAATTCGTCGGCCATAGGCGTTGAAAAACTTTACCGAGGCATTACCCGTGGCGAGACGATCGACACTGATAGCGATTATGCGTTTAGTTATGATGGCGTCAATTTTGAATGCCTATCGCCGTGCCAATTGACCGGCAATATACATCCAACAACAAAAGACTGGACGTTAACTTGGACGCGGCGCACCCGATTTGCCGGATGGCGTGCTCTCGTTGACGCGGCGCTGGGCGAGGCCAGCGAGTCTTATGTAATTGAGATATACAGCGATGGCACTTATGTGACGGTAGTGCGCACGCTGACGGCAACATCGCCAACGGTCGCCTATACGCGCACGCAGCAAGAAACCGACTTCGGCATTATCCAGCCGACCTTATATGTAAAGATTTATCAGTTATCGGCGACTGTTGGAAGAGGTTATCCATTAATTGAATCGATAAATCGAGGCCAAGATTTATCGAGCTATGAGGCGCTCGCATTATTTTTTGAAGGCAGCAATGGCAGCACGACATTCGTTGATAGCTCGGCTAATACGATTAAATCAGTTGCGGCAAATGGGAACGCGCAGATCAGCACGGCGCAATATTATACTGGAGCTTCGTCCGGATTATTCGATGGTGCTGGTGATTATCTTAGCGTCACTGATCATAATGATTTTAATTTCGGCAGCGGCGATTTCACGATCCAAATGATGATACGGCCAATCGCTAATCCTGGGGCTGGTAGTTATGCGTGTTTGTATGCTCAACGGACCGGTGGCGCGAGTAATTTTGCCCTAGGTTTTTGGTTGGATGGTACAAATAAATATTATGTGGCGTGGACTACGGATGGGGTAACACCCATCGCAACAACATTTGCGTCCGGGTCATTACCAACAGTCGGGGCATGGAATAAGATCGAATTAATAAGGCGGGGCGCCAACCTAGAAGTTTGGTTGGATGATGTACAGCAGGGTTCGACGTACAATATCGGATCAACAAATATATTCAATAGCTCTGCCAATGTCGTCATTGGCTGCTCTGATGCTGGCACTACATGGCCCTACAATGGCTATATTGATACCGCATTAGTCTACAAAGGCTACTCCTCCCATTAAGGCCAATTATGTCTGATTCAACCAGCTTACTTACCCAACTCACCACCGCCCAGGCCGGCAAAGAAGCGACGGTCAACGAGTTGCTCAATGCGCTTGGCGCGCCCTCATTCGGCGGTCGTAAACAATCCTCATCCGGCCTCAGTTGGGATTATTTCGGCGGACGCATCCTGGTCGACGGCGTCAGCACGGCCATCGCCAACGGCACAGTCACGCTGTCGGCCTCGACGACCAATTACGTCGAATCCACCCGCGCCGGCGTCGTCAGCAAGAACACGACGGCATTCACGCCGGGATCAATCGCGCTGTATAAGGTTGTCACAGGCACAGCCACCGTCACCAGCTACGAGGATCACCGGCCCTGGCTAAAGCTGGCAGCCGGAAAACTGGCCCGGTCGATTGCCAGCGATGCCAACATCATACTAACTCACGCCGAAGCGCTCTGCGACATCCTGGAATTTACCAGCGGAGTTAGCCTGACCGCCACGCGCAATGTCGTGCTTCCGCTGGCCGCGAAACAATACACCGTTTTCAACAATACCACCGGCGCGCAAAGCCTACAGTTTATCGGCGCATCCGGAACAGGCATCACCGTCGCCAACGGCAAGCGGGCAATCGTTTACGCCGACGGCACCAATGTCGTGCGCGTTACGGCGGATCAATAAAATCGGAGATATAAAATGATTAAAGAGTTTCTGGTGTCCCGGCTGGGCGAGCGCTCCACCTGGTCGGCCATCCTGCTGGTTGCGGCAGCGTGGGGATTGCACTTCTCGCCCGAACAGCAATACGCGCTCACGGCGCTGGGCGTAGTTTTGGCTGCGCCGGATAAAAACTACCTGAAGAAATAATGCGCCTGCTCGCGCTCCTATGCCCGCTTTGGCTGGCCGGATGCGCAGAGCTGGACTGCAAGCCCTCGCTGATGCCCATCATGATTATTTTCGATGCCGAAGAGCCCGTCTTGCGGATCGATGGCGTGATGGCGTCGATCAACTGCGCAAATTAAATTATCTATGCTAAATAAAGTTACGCTAATCGGCAACCTGGGCGGCGATCCCGACGTGCGCTTCATGCCCAACGGCAACCCGGCCGCCACGCTTAGCATCGCCACTACGCGGAGCTGGAAAGATAAACAATCCGGCGAAAAAAAGGAGGATACCGAATGGCATCGCGTCATATTCTTCAATCGCCTCGCCGAAATCGCCCGCGATTACCTAAGAAAAGGCGCGAAAGTTTACATCGAAGGCCGCCTGCAAACGCGCAAATGGCAAAAAGATGGCGTCGATCACTACACCACCGAGATCATCGGCGAGCAGATACGTATGTTGGGCTCTCGGCAGGAGGGACAGCAATCCGGACCGGCTGGCGCGGGTAACTTAGGTGCTGGCTCCAAATACGATCCACCGCATTACCAGGCCCCCCCCGAACCTGCCTTCGATAATTTCGATGATTATATCCCTTTTTGATAAAAACCCGCGCGGATGGCCTCGATACACTGGCCGGATTACACCCTGCCGCCTATCAATCTATGGAGCATAGCGCCCAGCATGCCAAATAAAAAAATAGACAAAATCATCTACGAAATTATCGCCAGGGAGGGAGGCTATAGCGATCACAAGGCCGACCGGGGCGGGCCGACTAAATACGGCGTCACCCTGGCCACCTTGAGCAGTTACCTGGGGAGGCCGGCAACAAAAGACGATGTTAAGGCGCTGACCAAACACACCGCGTTCGAGATTTTATACCGGTTTTATTATGAGGTGCCCGACATCGATATGCTGCCCGAATCCATCCAGCCTATCATGGCTGATATGTCGGTCAACCACGGCCCGCGCAAATCTATCAGCATGTTGCAGGATGTGCTCACCACCTGCGCTTTAAATGTAGGCCCGATCGATGGCCATTGCGGCCAGCGTACCCAATCCGCTGCCCGCAAATGCTGGGACGATATCGGCAATGATCTCATCAATAAACTCGTAAACCGGCGGATTGCGCTGTATCACAATATTGTTAAAGATGATCCGTCGCAGTTGAAGTTTATTTCAGGGTGGGTTAATCGGGCGGAATTGTTTTTGGTTTGAGCAAAGGCTTATCATCCCCGCAATTTGATAGGCAATCGCAGGTTTCGTTTTTTCTGCATCGGGGGATGTTGGGAAATCCAGGAATGCCGATTTTAATTAGAAATAATTCCCATAGGGCGGGGTCCATCGCCCGGTCGCCATTTTCCCACTGCTGCCAGGCGCGGAGTTTTTTATAAATCAGCGCCGCGCAAACCTCCTGCGCGGCGGTAATGCCTAGCCCGCGCTCGGCCTGAACGTGCTCGCGGGCTTGTTTTATTTCTTCTTTAGTCGGGTTTTGCATCAATTTTTCTCAGATGCTCGGGCACCAGCTCCATAATCTCGGGCGGTGCTATCAGGTCGCCGCCTTCCTCATTGCTTTGCGCGTAGCGGATCATTTCGCGGGCCGCGAAGGCCGCCGCCGATTGCGGATCAAGGCCGGCGCGGGCCATTTGATAGCCGCCGCCGAACTTGCCTGACGCGGTGCAGACATAGCCTGCGCCGCGTTTTTCTATGATGATTGTCGATTTATTCACCGTTTCTTATCTCCCCTAATGCGCTCAGGTTTAGCGCCCCGCCGAGCCCCGGCGGGTTGGGACGTTTCGGGTTTTCCGATTCGTTGGAAATAATTGACGCGCATTGCGCGTAATTGTCAATACCCCATTAAAAATATTTCTTTTGCCTAGTTGCAATAGGTTTGTAACTTATTGATAAATATAGGCTATTAATATAAAAATGGTTGCAGTTAAATAATGTTAAGCCATTGATTTATCGGCATTGATAATCTAATTGTGATTCCTGTTGTCGCGGGTTCGAGCCCCGTCGTTCACCCCAATTAAATCAATACATTGGCCGTCATTCGCCAAGTCAATTCTAACTGCTGGTTGCAACCCTGGTTGCAATTAACTGGTTTTACCTAGTTTCAGCCAGGATTTCAATACATCGATACATGATTTATTTGTCCGCGCTTTTACCGTGCGCGGATTAAGTTCATACCACAGTTTTGTTAGTCGGTCTCGCTCACGCGTCCATTCCGGCGTTATCTCAAAATATGCGCCGCCAGAGCAGGATCGATAGTACGGTCGCTCAAGCCTATCCAATGCCTCATCAATATCAATAAAATTGGGGTTAGTCGTTACATTTTCCGCTGTGTCTATCATAATTAATTCCTCGTCGGTTCAACGATATCAATCCCCACATCATAAATCCGCATCATCGATGCTGACCTATGCCCTGAGCCTTGCATTTTATCATGCGAGGTGCCCTCGGTGTCCGTCACGGCCTTGCGCTTGATATCATGAAAGGTAAAATCATTATACTCAACACCGTCGCGGGCGGCTTGTTGGCCGGCAGTGGCGCTGATCCGGCTTTTCGCGGTTTTAAATCCGCGCTCGGTGATGCGGTTGCCGGTGCGGTCGCTGATAATTAAAAAGCGGCGGTCGGGCTGGATGGGATGTGGCTGTTTGCGTTTAGCCAGGATCGCGTTGCGTCCCTGCTTGAGCGCGTCCCAGGCGGCGCGAAGGCGTGGGCTCCATTTGGTGATGTTGGTTTTGCTTCCTTTGCGTCGGATGATTTTCAGGCCGATGTCGAGCTCGTTGGCGTCGGTCATGTCCAGCACTTCGGACAGTCGCATCCGGCATTCGTAGGCCAATTCCATGGCATACTGCATGTACCAGGAGCCCGATTGTTTGGCTACGTTGAGCATATAATGATAGTCACGATCCTCGGCGTAATGCTGGCGGGGCGGGATGCTGATTTTTTTAATGCCGATGGCGGGATTGACGGGGATTTTTTCGTATTCGTAGGCCCAGGCAAACAAACGCCGGATGTAACTTATTTCCTTGTTCGCTCGGCTTTCGGATTCCTCCGCGCGTTTGTCGCGGTATTTTCGGATCAGGCCGACGGTCCATTTATCCAGCGGCACATCGCCCAGGCGTCCGCTGCTGGTGGCCTGGGCGACGATGGCCAGGTGGCAATATTCGTAATCCGATTGTGTGGACCGGGCTAGTTTTCGCCATAGGGGCGTTGCCTGGAATTCCGCGGACAGCGTCGAAAAGGTGCTGATGGTTTTTTCTTGCTGCGCTTCGTAGGCCTGCCAGATTTCGGCCAGCTTGGCGTCCGGTCCGCAAAGTCTACGGGTTTTGCGGCGATGGAATTCGTCGTAATAGTTGAGCATCCACTTACCGGCGCCCGAGGCATTAAACCAGACGCGCTCAGGCAACTTCTCGGCATTGATGTGCGCCGGGATGTTTTTGGATGAGCGATGGCGGCCGGTTTTTTTCATTATGATGTGGATTAAATTTATTTTAGGCTATACTAAATATAACTATAATCTTGATAAATAAATGATTTTTGTTGCTTTATAATTATTAGTCGTCAAAATGACGCAATGTTTTACATCTATTAGGATGCCTAATTAGCGTTAGGCGTCATATCCGCGCAGGTTTTCTAGTGCTCGCAACATCGCAACCACATCGCCACTCGCGGATGCTATTTCTGCTTCTCGTAACGAGTTTTTCATCATCGCTAAAGCGAAAGCACCTGGAGCGCCAATGCTTTCGTAAATTGGTATTAATTCTCGAACTCGCTCTTGTTCCTTTGGTAATGCATCTGCTAAAGTTTCCATATAATCTCCTACGTCTAACTCGGCGCTCAACCGGAGCGCGGTCATAATTCGGTTTCATTGTTCAGACTTCGGGCCGCGCCCGTTTAGCTTTGCGTTATACATCAAATTTGTAACTCATTTAGCGTGAAATCGTTTTTGCAGCCGCAGCATTTATATTCGATTTCCATATTTTCCCATACAGCCGGTTTGGTGTTCGTTCCGAATAATGCCAAACCTAATAAATCCTCACCGTTACAATATTCTGTTTCATCATCCGTGTATGGATAATTATTCAAATTTAACTGCCTGCCGCAATTGGGGCAGTTAACATATACGCCATACGATATTGTGCCGTGTATAACCCGGCGCTCAACCGGACCCGCAACAGCGGGCGAGTTTTGTTCATTTGTCATAGTCTTTCTCCCGCTGTTGCGGTCCGGTTAGCTTTGCGTTATGCAACTTCATATGATCTCTGCATTTTTTGCAGACAGCTTTTTTACAGTTCTTTTTTTTGCCGCATCTGATGCACGGTTGTATATATTTTTTCCGTATATCAGCCATCTGGTTTTTCATACATAATTCCTGCATAACCCGTCGCTCAACCGGAGCGCGGTCATAATGCGGTTTCATTTGTCAGTCATCCAGGCCGCGCCCGGTTAGCTCTGCGTTATACACCATTATGACGGCACCTCCCATGGCCTGTTTAAATCGCACGTAGGGCCGTTTTGTACGTCCCACAATTCTGATGCAGCAGCCTCGTGCTGTTTGCAGCACAAAGATAATTCAGCTTTCAATCTGATATTTTCTGATTGTAAGGCTCTTATTTTTTCAGCAGCTTCACGCATCAATGCCGTATCACTACCACAAGCTATCTTTTCGCCCATTTCCATAACACCGGCTTTTATATCAAGTCTCTCTGGTAAGTCTTTCATAATTACTCTCTTTAAGATGTATAACCCTACGCTCAACCGGAGCGCGGTTATAGTACGGTTTCATTGTTTAGCTCCGGGCCGCGCCCGGTTAGCTTTGCGTTATGCCTTCATGAACTTTGGTTTTTCCGCCGCGCCCTTTTTCCCTTCGGCCTGCGGGCCATACTCGAAGTCCGGGCGCTCCATCACTGGCTCATCGCTAGCGAGTGCCAAGCGAGAAACATCGAACCAGCATTGGTCCATTAGTTTGCCGTCCTTGTCCGCGCCGGGATTCACAATCGCCTGCACGCAGCCGTAGAGGTCGAAGCTGATCGAAGCAACCACGCCCTTAAAACCAGTAACCTTGTCCTCGACCTTCATGCCAAGCAAGTTGAGGTGTTTTTTCACATGTACCATTTCTGGTTCCTTTCTTCGGAGTTGCGCCAGGCATAACCCGGCAGTCGATCTGACCTGCGCGAAAAAGCCGCGCAGTCAGCTCACTTTTGCGTTGTGCGTCACAGTGGAACGTCCGCGCGTACCTCGCCGACAGCAAACCGCCGCTCGCGCTCGCCCATCGTGGTCACATCAACCAGCCCAATGTCTATGCTTTGCGGGCACATGCCGGTCTTTGCGAGAAACGCCTTCATGGCTTCGAGGACTGCCGCTTGGATCGAGTCTTCCATTTCGCGCCGCGCCACTCTGATTTGTTCAATGTCCATCATCTTCTCCTGTTAAAAGTCGGCGCTGGTGAGGCGGCGCCGCACAACCCGTCACTCGTGTGGGACCTGCCGCGATGATGCCGCGTCAGGTCCCACAGTTCTAGCATTGTATACATTAATCGACAATAATAAATTGATCGGCTCTATTAATGATGTCTAAAAACGACAATCCTCTTTTATATCCGCTGTCGTTTTTTAATATCCCAGCGGCCATGCCTTCATTAGGCAAAACAAGGTAACAATCACCGTCTTTGTAATTAATTCTTTTGCCATTTATTAAAGCCGCAAATATAGCGTTTGCTAATTCGTTCATTTATTAATCCTCAAAGTACAACAAGTTAGTCAAAGCGACAGGCCGCCCGTAGCGGCTGTCAAAGATAGTGGTTTTTCAAGCCTCGCGGCTTTGTGAAAGGTCATGTAGTGGCCTGCGCCTTACTGTGGCGTTAGGCACTACAATAATTCTCTTCTCCCGTCTAACCTTACGCTCAATCCAGATTGCGCGCAGTCGATCCATCGCGCAGCGTCAGGACGTCTCCGCACGATGAAATAACTTCTGTACTAAGTATGGTTTTGGTGCCGTCTGCCAGTTCGGCGTGGAATTTCCAGCCCGCCCATTTTGGCAGGTCAATCGCCGACGGATCATCAACCTGGCCGACAACAAGCCATTTAAAGCCATCGTCTAAAATTGCCATCAGCAGTTCATTTTTCATCGCGAAGTGGGAGAATCCTGGCGTTGTTTGATGCCATTTAACTATGTCCAGCGCCAGCAGTTCTTGGGTGCCAAAAAACCAACGATGTTTTACGTAGGCGCTATCGGAGATGAATTCCGGGATGTGTTGTCTAAATCTGTTCATTTTAGTCGCCTGGTCTTCGGTCATAAGATTTCAATCGGTTGATTTTTTGCAGGTTTACCGGATTTTAACCCCATTGCGGCATTGAGTGCATCCACTGTTGTATAAATTCCGGTTTTGCCGTATAAAAAACGCACGCCATTTTTCCGCAGGCACTTTTCGAGGTCGCCCAGACGCGTGCAATTGTTCGCGGCTTTGAGTTCTTCGTAAGTGACTATGGTACTCATTATTTAATGCCAACCAGTATCGGGTCTGGCATCGGCAGGGCTATGCCGATTACGCCTCGCCATTTTTAATTTTCAGAACAAATCTATTTATCTCGTCACGGCAACCTTCAAGTATTGCAACGCCTGCATCTCCGATAGCCCATTGGATCTTCATCATTGCCTGCGCGCCGGCATAAAAAGCCCTCCGCATTTCCTGCCGTTGTATTGCAGGAGCATTATTCGGCACAACCAACGCCTCAAATGAAATCCACTGCTCTTGTATCGTATTCATTCCGCCTCCAATAGCTCCAGGTCGGCGCGGATCGCGGCCAGCAGCTCGGCGATGTCGTCGCTTACGATTTGTTCCAGTCGCTCCAGTGCGGACAGTTTCCGGGATTTGTCGCGGATTTTGAACGGTATTTCGGCGTTGATGAGCGTATCCAGGATGCACTTACGCATGATCAAGGTGGCCTCATCGAATGAGGCCAGCAGGTCAGGGCCAATGTCGGGCATGGCGGCTTTTTCGTCGCCCGGGTCATTGGGTTCTAAGGGCGCAATGGGCGCGGCTTCCGGCGGGTTTTGGGCGACGCGTTCGCTTTTTGCGGGCGACTCGTCCGGCAGTGGGTTGGGATTTTTGTAGGCCAGGGCAACCGGTTCGTCTCTCAGTGCGTCGGCCAGTAGTTGCAAGCCGTGTGGGGTGATTTTATGTACTTTGCCGCCAACGGCATCGGATGAGGTTATTTTGGGCGTGCCGTTATTTCGTAGGGCGTAAATACATTGCCCGGTGATGGTGCTGTCGAACAGTTCGCTGCCGCGCTGTTTACAGCAAATGTTGAATATTTGGCCGGTAGTTAATCCCTTCGGGTTGTCGCGCAGGGCGGTCAGGATTTCCTGATAACGATAGGGTAACGATGCCATTTAAATTTCCTTGGTTTTTGTTAGCATTAATTCGAGTCTTGCCAGGGCGTTCCAGGCGGTCTGCGATGCGTGCAGCAAACCGCTTTCATCATCGACTATTTCCCCGGTGGCCTCGGCCAAAAGATGTCTGAGCATGGCATCGGTGTATCGCGTCTCGCCGTCCTCGACGGTTTTCCAGCCATTTGGCGTATATTTGTTGGCGCGGGCCAGGATGTTGCTGCGAGCCAGGGCGAAACCAGCATAGACCGCGCCTGCGCCGCTAGTGCCGGCATTGAGGTTTTTTACCGCGGTGCTGACGCCGTCGATGATGTCTTCCGGTTGATACCGGGCTTTGGTGTGGAGGCTGTTGGCGATAAAGAATATGGTCGCGTGGACCACATGGGATAGTTTGGCGCTGTGCTGGAGTTGTCTCATGATTTCTGTTTTCATTTTGGTTGCCTGTGTGGTTGGGTGGGTGATTAGCCGTTTTGGTAGCGGTTGCGGATATGCAATTCCGGCCAATCGTCGTGGAGCTGGTTGAAGATGCGGTCGCCGTCGGAAATGACTTCGTGCGGCTCGCGGGAGAGTTTGACGCGGCCCAGGATGGCGGTGATGGCGGCGCTGAGGTAAATATCATCGATGCTGCAAAGATCGATCAGGTTGGTGTGGTAGTTCCAGCCGTTGTAAAGGTTAAGCAGCAGTTGGGCCGCTGCGCTGGAGCCGCCGCAATGCATGTCGGCGAGCTTTATCAGGGTTTGTACGGCCTGGGTGTAGTCGTCCATGGTGACATCGGTGTCGATGGTGCGGTTCGTGGGCGGCGCTTTTTTGGACGTGTTGAAATCAGCCAGACCATATGAGCTTGTGGGGGAAGTGGTAAACAGTTTTAATCGGGTTTGTTGGTTCATATTTATACCTCGGTGCGTGGTAAAAGGGGTTGAGCGGGTGTTAACCGTCGCCCAGCGGGATAATCAAGGCGGTGTTGATCTTGGTGCTGACCTCGTTGAGCAAGTTTTTAACCTGTACGGCGATGAGCGCCAGGGCGGAAATCAGGATGATGTAAGGTATTATTTTCATTTTGCCTCGCTGGGTTAGTGTCCGGTCAGCGTCTCTAAAAAGCTCCCGCCGGGCTAAGGCGGGATAAGGGGGGCTGAAGTGTTGGATAAAATAATACCAAAGTATTAATTAATGTCAATACTCAAGTAGTATTTTTTAAAAAAAAGGTGTTAAACTAATTCCCGTAGGCAAACTTTTGGGCAAAGCTTCCGCTCCTGCTCGCGCTGATTGCCTGCTTCCTTGCAGGCAATAAAAAACCCGCTCGGGGCGGGTTTGGAGATTACATTATGAATACGAGATCAGAAATTTATAGGGATAGGTCTATAGCGAGCATACCACCTGGTTTTAAATTCACTCCGCTGCATGTAAAGTGCCCTCGGTGCGGATGTGACTTAAGCCAAGAATTTGTAGAGACCGACGCAAATAAGGGCAAGGCCGAGAATGTCAAAGGCGATTCCGAGAATCTTGGGACTCCTAGGATGTCCACTGATAACGCCACTAGGAAAACTAGCGGTAGCCGGTATGAGCGCAGTTTGCAGGGGGTGATTGATCCACTCCCCAAGGCCGATGAAGAATACACCGAGGGAAATGAGAGCGGTAGGCGCTGTGGGAAAGGTAGGGAGCAGGCCAGCGCCAGCGGCCAAAAAGACAACGATACCTACGACCATCAGGACATGGTACCAGTAGTCGAGCGCAAGTTTGGAAAGCGGATTATCCATTGGTTACTCAGGAAGATAGTAAAGCATGAAAAAATTAAAAATTACTGAAGCGGGCCTTGTGGTGGTTGATAGCCGGCGTTTTCCAGCTTCAGAAGTGCTGAGGAAATGGAGCGTTGCAGCTCATGAAGTTGTTCACGTTGAAAGGCGTACCTTCGCCCCGGATCAGCTTGTCCCATGGTTTGAAGTGGGCTTGTTAAAAAAGCGATCTGAATAAAAATAGCGTCAATTTCCGGCAGTGTTCCTATATTCCATCCCGCTACCGGGAAGATGTGAAATTCATTTTCTGATGTCATAGTTAATCCTCATTTTTTCGCAAACAGGGCTTCGGTCAAATAGCGCAGTTTCTTATCTGCCCGGCCTAGGCCGTAATGCGCCCAGGCGGGTTCTTTGTCGTCGAATTCGGCATAGCCGATTAAAGTTGTTTGGTCGAATAATTTCAGTTCGGCATAGACCATGTTGGGAACAAAGTCGAAGCGCCAGTTGGCGGTATAACTCAGCCAATACCGGCAGCCATCCGGGTTATATCCCGACCAGAGTTGGGTTTTAATGCCGTAACCGGTAATCTGGCTTTTCAATTCGGGTAAAAACCCATCCATCAAGACCTTGGGGTTTTCGATGATGCACAGCTCAGTAATATGGATACTGGGAGACGGCGGCGTGGAGCGGACGGGGACGGTGCAGCCATTCAGCAGGAACGGAAATAATAATATAAAAATTATTCTCATTTTTTTAATGGGGAAATTCCGGTAATTTTAAAATTATCAATTAATGCGTTTACCGGTAACAATAGCTTTGGCAAAACAGCTATTTAAAACTCCGCGTCGAATCAAAGTCCCACGGATCGATTTAATAAATCCGGATGAATCAAAACTTAATATCGCAGTCGCTGCTATATGATCAGATACATCGCCAGTATAAATGCTGCATGCAGCCTTTTTTGATGAAATTGAAGTGCATTCAACATCAAGTGCAGCTATAAAATTACTCAGGAATGGATCGGTATAGACGGACGCCTGAACCGTGTTATCAATGCGCACCCAAAGATCGATATCATTGCTTGGGTTAAATCGTTGCGGCTTAAAACCACTACAATATTGCGTTCCTGTAGTATTTAATTTAAGCACTTCCCCAGCTGCTATCGCAGCTTGCGCTGAAAATAATGCGAAAAATAAAAAAATAATTTTCATAGTAACACCTCTTATTTTTAAAGATCATATTCAACTTTTCTCGCTACGCCGCAAATCACGCAGTTTTCTGTTATTTCAATCGTTCTATAATTCGGGTTAAGCGGTTTTAAATACCGGTGCGGCCCATCGATGATGAGCTGCTTTATCATGGCTTCATTGCTGTTTTCCAATCGGGCAACGACGATCGATCCGTGCTTCGCCTGAATCTCCGGATCGATGATAACGATAAACCCTTCCGGGATCGATGGTGCTCCGAACGGATTGGTCATGGAATCACCAATCACGCGCAAGGCAAACGTGTTAGGCGAAGCTTTTAGCGTAGTATCAATCCATTCAAGCGGCTCGAAATGGTCTTTGATTTCTGACCAGTGGCCAGCCTGGATGTAATTGATAAGCGGCACTTTCCCCTTGATAGTTGGTCCAGGCTCCACATTTGAATTTATATAGTTATCCTCGTAGTCAGATGCAGATTCCTCACTAATGCCAATTTTCCCCAACCAATCAGGGCAAAACCGCTCATCGCCATTTTTTAGCCAGGTTGGATTTATGTCCAGCGCGTTTGCAAGTTCGATATCGAATGATGAAAAGTCCTGATCTCCTCGCTCAATTTTAGAAATGCTGCCTTGTTTTATGCCGGACTCAATTTCTAACTTACCTTGCGACCAGGCTTTGTGTTTTCTAGCATATTTAAGGCGCTGCCCGTAAGTCAATTTCATAGAATTAGAGCCTAATACAAAAGTATTAAAATTACAAACTACCCAGGTATTGACATTCGATAATACTGTAGTATTATTTTCAATCATGGATACCAACAAAGCTAAAGAAATCGTAAGCGCATCTGTACAGCAGGCCGTTGAATATTGCGGCTCTCAGATGCGGCTTGCAAAAAAAGCCGAGCTTTCGCAGGGGGCTATCGGTAAATATATCCGAAAGGAATCGCTTCCTACGGGTGTATCAGCCAAAAAGCTTGCCAAAGCAGTCAACAATACGCTGACGGAATATGATTTTGCTCCACATATTTTCGACAAAGTGCCTGTAATACAAGAAAAGTGTCAGGCCGCATGATCCCTCAATCGCCCCTCCCCCGCCTAATTCTGTCGGCATTCGCTAGTAATGTTTGCCGGGTGGGGCTGGGGCGTCCCTTTTCGAACTGTCAAAGAAAATTTGACAGTTCTTTTTTTATAGCGGGGTAGAGCAGTTGGTAGCTCGTCAGTCTCATAAGCTGAAGGTCGCCGGTTCGAATCCGGCCCCCGCTTCCATTTTATGCATAGCCGCGCGGACGGAAGCGCAGTCGGTTAAATCCCGATTACAGGGTTCGAATCCCTGCTATGCGCCCCTTTTTGCGTTCGCCCCGTTGCTGGCGGGTATGGCCGTTATTCGTTCCCGGCCCGAACGCAAATTTATTTTACAGCGCCTCCTGTCTCGCCAGGCTTCGTGCCGGGCCTTTTTTTGTCTTGTTGGCAGTATGGCTGTTTGGCGCCGGTTTGGCGTCGCGTGTTTCGCTTAGGTAGTTATACCGGGAGGTGTTTATGCAGCATTCGACTGAGATTATCGACCGCAAGGAGTTAACGCCTAGGGAGGCGGGCGTGTTGCGCCTGATCTGTTCAGGGCTTTGCGATAAGGATATCGCGCAATCACTGGCGATCTCGATCAGGACGGTGGAGACGCATATCGAGCGGGTGTATTTAAAGCTGGGCGTGCAAAACGAGCGGCTAAATTGCCGCGTGTCGGCGCTGCGGGTGGCGTTGCAGCGGGGCATAGTCCGGCTGTCGTGCTTGGTGCTGGCGGTGTCGTTTGTGGCGCAGGCTGATCATGCGCAGGTGGCAAGCCGGACGGCGCGCGCCGGGGTGGTCAGGGTTTTATCGAGACGGGGAGAGTGATGAGTGGGTTATATAAAGTTTTTGCGTGGATTGTTCTGGCTGCTGCTGGGGTGTTTGCTTTTTCTGTGTTTATTGGCCTGTTATGGGTGTGCGTGCTTGCTTGATATGGCCATGCAGCTGCTCGGTCTGGCGGCCAAACGGCTGGATGAGCTGATCGATCAGCTGTTAGAGTTTTAAGGAGGATTGATGAAGTTATTGATGGTTTTGGCGTTGCTGCTGGGCGGCTGCGCGGTGGGTACGGATGGCCGTTTGGCTGGTGCGGGTAGTGCGTCGTATGAGTATAAGCGCACGTTGGCGGACGGATCCACCTGCTCGGTGTCGGTGTTGTCGGGCCGGGATGTGGTCGGCGCCGATCTGGCGGTGGATAAGGACTGCGCGGTAACGTCGCGGGCGGAGTCCACGGCGGGCGCGGTGAGCGCGTTGCAGGTGGTCGGAGCCTCGATCAGTGCGGTGCGCGAGGCTGTAAGCAAGGTTCCTTGATTTGGAGATGATGATGAAACGTTATTATTTGTGGCTATATATTGAGATTGCCCTAGGGTTTTGGGTTTGGCTGGGGATTAATCGGTCATATGCGGGCGAGCCTGCGTTTAATGCGCTGTCGCTTGCCGATCCCCATTACCTGGAGTATCAGGCGGCGTTATGCGCGGGCACGCGGGAGGAGGTCAGCAAGCTGGACGCGGATAAGTATTGGCTGGATATGATCGACCCCAAGCTGGGTGCTAAATCGCCGCAGCAGCGCGTGGACTGGGTAATCAATTATGTGATTACCTCAAAATTGCGTGACGATTGGCGCAAACGGTATGAGGCTAATTGCGCCGAGATCAATGCAGCACACGGTAAGGGACTGTGATAGCTTCTATTGGCTTGGCTGCTGACCAGTATCGGCAGCGGTTGTTTAAGTCGATCGACGATGAAGAGCGCCGCATTGCCAGGCTGCGCAACGTGATCCATGAGCGTAACAACCTGATCAGTTCGTACTGGGATGAGATTAATACCATCGATCGGGTGCGTATTGCCAACGAACTGTACCTGCATCGCCTGGTACGATTGTGCAATACGCCTTGTAGCGACTATAAACCTTATTAAGGACTGCCATGCCTGAAACTAAAAAGAAAAAGAAAGTCAATAAGGCGTTTAACAGTTATATCGAACCCAGACGGACTGAGGCGCCGTTATATGATGATCTGCAGCGGATCAAGAGAAATTATTATTATAATGGGCGGATATACAAATGAGCGAGCTAGTGAACGTCCCGCCGAATTCATCCCAGGCTGAGCAGAGTGTTATAGGGGCGTTACTGCTGGATAATGGCGCCTGGCCCAGGGTGCAAGGCACATTGACGGCGGCAGACTTTTACCAGCGCCGGCATCAGATACTTTGGAATGCCCTTGGCAAGTTATTGTCGACCGGAAATCCCGCCGATATACTCACGGTGGATGAGTATATCAAAAGCAAGGGCCACGCGGAGACCGTCGGCGGCCTGGCGTATATTGGGATGCTGGCCAAGGATACCCCGAGCGCGGCCAACATCGGCGCCTATGCGCAAATTGTGCGCGATAAATCGACGCTGCGGCAATTGCTGACGCTGTCCGGTTCCATCCGCGAGCTGGCAACGGCTGAGGGCGCGAATGCTAAAGAGGCGTTGGCGCAAGCCGAGCGCGAAATCTTCGACCTAGCGCAACGAGATTTACGTGGCAAGAAAGGATTCTCTCGGCTCCGCGATGTATTGCGGGAGGTGATTGACAAAGTCGAAACCAATTGCAGCCGCCCGGCCACCGGTGTGCTGGGCGTGTCCAGCGGCTTTATCGATCTGGATGCTTATACCTCCGGCTATAACGGCGGCGATTTGATCGTATTGGCGGCGCGGCCTTCGATGGGTAAAACGGCGCTGGCAATGAATTTTGCAGAAACGGCCGCGCTGGATGGCAAAGTGGTCGCGGTGTACAGTCTGGAGATGCAGGCTATCCAGCTCGGCGAACGGCTGTTGGCGGGTAATTCCGGCGTTGGCTTAAAAAAGCTCCGAGAGAGTTGGAAGCTGGAAGATGCCGACTGGCCTCTGCTGACTGCCGGCATGTTGCGCATCGGCGAGTTGCCGCTGTACGTCGATGACTCGCCGGGTCTGACGCTGGCGGCAATCCGGTCGCACACCATGAAGCTCAATCTGGAAATCCGCGATGAATACGCCGATGGCATTGGCATGATCATTATTGATTATTTGCAGCTCATGGGCAGCGACAACGAGCGCCAGGGTAACCGCAATAATGAGATTGAGGATATTACCCGAGGCTTAAAGAAGCTGGCGAAAGAACTGGATGTACCGATCGTGGTGCTGTCGCAGCTTAACCGCAACCTGGAGAGCCGACCGAACAAGCGCCCGCTGATGTCGGACCTGCGCGATTCCGGCGGCATCGAGCAGGATGCCGACCTGATTTTGTTCCTTTACCGGGATGAGGTTTACAACCAGGATAGTCTCGATAAGGGCTTGGCGGAGCTGATCATCGGCAAGCAGCGCAACGGGCCGCTGGGGACGGTGAGGTTGCAGTTTGACGGGGCTAATGTGAGGTTCCTTAGTTTGGTTAGGCCTGGAGGTTATGATGCTGATCGTTTTGGCTGAGGAGCTTGACTTATTGCGGTCCATGCAGCCGCTAGATAGGGATGTGTTCAACTATCTGGCGGAACGGATGGATTACAAGACAGGGATCGTGGGGGTGTCGCGCAAGGTATCGCGCGGGGGTATTGCGTTTGATCTGTCCGAGAGGGACGGTGAGCGCAGACGCGTTGAATCTCTGCGCACGGTGTCGCTGGATCAGGTGAGGAATTCAATCCGACGGCTGGTCGATGCCGGTCTTTTAAAGTCACTATCGAAGCAGGGTAAGACCTGTAATTTGGTGTTGGTGCGCGTTTTTTATGAGGATTTATTGGGTAAGGGTAACTCCGTTCAAAAACCAGATGCCCGACCAGATGCCCGACCAGATGCCGACCAGATGCCCGGTGAATTATTATTTTTAGTGAATATATTCAATAAGTTACAAGAAAATAATCAGACCAGATGCCCGGCAGATGCCCGACCAGATGCCCGACCAGATGCCCGAACATCTTTTACTCAACAACAACAGCAGGATGAGTTTTTGATGACGATGGATTGGCAGCCGACGCAAGATGAATTTACGATGATTATGCACAGGGCCGGGTATTCGCTCGAAAAAGTCGACAAGCTATGGATCAGGGAATTTATCGATCATTGGGCTTCGGAAGGCAAGCGCCATCACAGCCAGGCGGGATGGACCAAGCGCCTTGCTTACCGGATGATCGATTATTTACGATCGCCAGGGCTTTACGATCGGCTGCATGGGATTGATAAAGCGGGTGTTAATCCTGGTAAAAAACAATCGGGCGGCTTGCCGGAATGGGCCAGGATGCCGCGCGATGACGAGGAGTTGCCGCAATGGGCGCAGGCGAATGGTTATGGTCAGGCGCCAGTGGGGGTGTCGTATTTGCAATTTAGAAATCTTTTGCGCTGCAAAGTTGAGCAGCGGTTGACGGAGTTTAGGAGGTTGTCATGAGTGGTCATTCCGCCGGCTCAATCGTTGAGCTGTCTCGCCGAAAATCATGCTATCACGATCAGGATCAGTTATTGAAAGCGTTTGTCGATTGTTCGGGATATACGGCAAAAGAGGTTGCTGTTGAGGCGTTGGATTGGCGCTATGAGCAGTATTCCAACGCGCCGAAGCGGGCGTTTGATTTGCAGCGCTTGGGTTATCTTGAGCAGTTGGATGGCAAGGTGTGCCGTCAAACGGGCAAGTTAGCGCATACGTATAGGACGACGGATAAGGGCGTCGAGCATTTGCGCAAACAGGGTATCAGCATTGCGCCGCTGCCGTTTGTGCCGGAGAATTTATCTGTGCCTGATCCTGTTGGTTCGGTCTGTGCAAGTGAGGGTAAAAAGCGGTTATCTGAAATTCGCGAACTATTGTGGGGGGGTAATGGCAAGTCCTGAAATGATTGGATTGTTGTGCGCGGGAAGTGTTAAATATCATTTGAGTCATGCCGCGCCGTCGGGTGATGCGCTGTCGAGATCGGAGCTGGCAGGATTTCTGGCAGGGCTTAATGGGCCTCAAGTTGATTTAGCGTTTGCGCGGTATGGTTGTGATGAGGTGAGCGAGCGGCGATTGATTGCGCATACGCGGGTATGGTTGTCGGGAAGAGCCGTGCGGGATGAGTGGAAGATTATTAGGGGCAGACCAACGGTCTGCAATATGGCGGCACTGGCGGTGATTGAGGTAGTTAGGCCTAATCGATGCGGGCGTTGTAAGGGGCGTGGAGTGGTGGAGAATAGGGTTTGTCATCGTTGCGGTGGATCGTCATATGTGCATCTGTCAGGTCGGCAGATTGCCGAGGCGATTGGGGTTGATGAGTGCAATTATCGCCGCACCTGGAGCGATCGGTATGAGTTGGCTTACAGGTATGTCCAAGATATTGATTTTAATGTGAAATTAATAATAGGCAGGGCAGATAGACGCGGCGATTTAATAGCGATTTAAAAAAACTATTTGCAACCGCCGCAATATTAGGGTATATTTTCCCACAATCGCAACGAAGCCCCGCATGGTAATCATACGGGGCTTTTTTTATGCCTGAGATTTACCATGCCAATCGCTGCAAAATCGCCCTGCCGTCACGTTGGATGCAGGGCGCTGGTTGATCGTGCGGGATATTGTGAGCAGCATCGGCGCGAATCGCACAAGCGCTATCATGCCGGCAGTGTTAATCATCAAATCAATAATCGGTTCTATGCGTCGGCGCGATGGCGCAGGGTACGTGCGCAGCAATTACAGCAAGAGCCATTGTGTCGGCACTGCCGAAAGTCGGGGCGATTGACTGAGGCGACGCACGTGGATCATATCATCGAGCGCTCGCGCGGTGGCGATGACTATGTCGATAACAATCTGCAATCCCTGTGCAAATCCTGCCACGAGGCTAAGAGCCGACGAGACCAGGCGGGGGCGGGTCGAATCTCTACAGATTAACCGGGTCTATGCGTGCCCCCATCTTATTTGTGCGGATTTGAAATTAAATAGGAAAAGCCCACGCAGTTGGATTGGTGGGGAGTGATATGGCCAGAGGTCGAAAGCAAGATTTAAAAAATAAATCAAATGTAGTGGCTATCCCGCTGCACGATGAGCCACAAGCCGTTCATTTCGCACGGGCGAATGCACTCCGGCCTGCTGATCTTCTCAGTGATGATGAGCTGAAAGTTTGGGATCGCATGGCGCCCCAGTTGGCAATGTTGGGCAGATTGAAGCCACATTTCGTTGACGCATTCTGCGAATATTGCCGCGTTGTTCGTCGCCTGTCCGACGCCAGAAAATATTTGGATGAAAGTGAGTGGACCTATGTTGTCACTGGCCGCAATGGACAGCAGCATAAATCCCGCCCCGAGGTTGCTCAACTCAATGACGACTGGCGCAAGTGGCGCTCGTTGGTAGGTGAATTCGGACTGGCTCCGGCAGCGGAACGCGGCATGATGTCAGGCCAGGGCGATATTTTCGACGATTTTGATAATTTTTAGACTTTGATTGTATCAATTGATCGGTTCAAAGGCTGAGATAAAAAACAACTGCAATGGGGAAGCGCGCCGAGTAATGGCTCCATTGGCAATTAAGGTCTAAAAATTTGAGTGACCCCCTCGAAAAAGCCGCCCAATATGGGCGCGATGTCATCAACGGTAAAATTAAAGCCGGAAAACTAACCCGTCTTGCCGTCGAGCGGCATGACAGAGACCTAAAAGAGGCCGCCAATCGCGGCCTTTTTTTTTGCGAGGAGTCCGCCTGGCGAATCCTAAACACCTTCAGTTATTTACGGCACAGCAAAGGCGAGTGGTCAGGGAAAGAAATCGAACTCGCCGGGTGGCAGGCTTGGGGGCTCGCCTGCGTATTCGGCTGGAAACATCAGGATACCGAACTCCGACGATTCAGGACGATTTACGAAGAGGTCGCGCGCAAAAACGGCAAGACCACCAAACTTTCAGGGGTCGGCGTCTACGGTCTGACTAAAGATGAGGAAGGCGGTCCTGAAATTTACGCCGCGGCTACCAAGCGCGAACAGTCCCGCATCCTGTTTGAGGAAGCCTGCCGCATGGTCAAGCAATCCAGGCCCTTACGGAGACGCCTGGATGTGCAGCAACACCGCATCGTTCATGCAACAAACTTTGGCAAGTTTGAGCCGCTGAGCGCCGACGGCAACACCATGGACGGCCTTAACCCGCATATCGCCCTGGTTGACGAGCTGCACGCGCATAAGACTCCGGAAGTTTGGGACGTGCTTAAATCCGCATTGGGCGCCCGATCGCAACCGCTGATCTGGGCGATCACCACGGCGGGGTTTAACAAGAACGGCATTTGCTACGAGGTCCGCGATTATGCCATCAAGGTGCTCACCGGCGTAATAGACGACGATAGCTTCTTCGGCTGCATTTATACCCTGGACGACGGCGACGACTGGCAGGATGAGTCCAACTGGATCAAGGCCAATCCTAACCTGGGCGTATCAGTCAGCCTGGATTACCTGCGCGAACAGGCCAGGCAGGCGGCAGTAATGCCGACCGCAAAAACAAATTTTTTAACCAAACACCTCAATGTTTGGGTTACGGGCGAGTCCTCCTGGTGCAACATTGAGCGCTGGATGGAATGCGGCGCAGATTACAAACCGGATGAAATCATCGATCCAGTCCAGGTCTATCTCGGCATCGATTTGGCGTCAGTCTCCGACATCGCCAGCATCGGCGGTATTGCTATCCTGGCCGACGGCTCATGGCGCACCTTCGGCAAGCATTACCTGCCGGAAGATACCGTTAACGCCGGCTACCGGAAAACCGCCGTCCCGTTCCGGCAATGGCATGAACAAGGTTGGATGACACTGACGCCCGGCAACGTCATAGACTACAACTGGATCAAGGCCGACATCCTGACCATGCTGGAAAAGTGGCCAGTCAAGGAAATCGGCTTCGATCGTTGGAACAGCAGCCAGCTTGTCAACGACCTAATGGAAGTCGGCGCGCCGATGGTGCAGTTCGGCATGGGCTATGCCTCCATGAATGCCCCGATGAAAGAGCTGGAACGCCGTTACCTGGCAAAAGAAATCGAACACCCGAATGACCCGGTCCTCAACTGGGCGATGAGCAACGTCGTCGCCGATCAGGACCCCGCCGGCAATATCAAACCGGCAAAGAACAAATCATCCGAAAAGATCGACCCTGCAGTCGCCTTAATAATCGCCATAGGACGCGCCATGCTCACAGAAGAAACCATCACCGTCGGCGTCGAGTTCTGGTAAATGGCCTGGTTTAAATTTTTCCAAAAGAAAAGCGCGATCACTAACAGCGCCGACATCTGGCGCGAGCTGCTGGGCCAGGCCAGCAGCAAGGCCGGCATCCCGATCAATCACAAAACCGTGTTGCAGTTGACCACGGCGCAATCCTGCGCGCGGGTGATTGCCGAGGATATCGCCCAGCTCCCGTTCAAATTGTTCAGGGATAGGCCCGACGGCGGCAGCGATCCCGCATCGGACCATGCGGTTTATGAACTGATCAAAACCAAACCTAACGACTGGCAAACCGCGTTTGAACTGCGCGAACAGATCGGCCTGCATTTGGTACTGACCAACGATGCCTATATCTGGCTCAACCGGGTGCGCGGCGGTATCGTCGAATTGCTCCCCCTGGAGCCGCAAAACGTCAAGGTAATCCGCAAGGATAACGAATCCAGTTACGAAATAAGCCTGGAGGGCGGGCAAAAACAAATCCTTCCCAAGTCCGACATCTGGCATATTCGAGGACCAAGCTGGAACGGTTGGCAGGGCTTGGACGGCGTGCGCCTGATGCGCGAGGCTGTCGGCCTGGCGTTGGCATTGGAAGAGCATGGCTCGCGCATGTTTAGCAATGGCGCCACTGTTGGCGGCGTGCTGTCGACCGATCAAAGCCTAAATACGGATCAGGTTAAGGCCCTGCGCGAAAGCTGGGAGGCGCGTCAATCCGGCACCGCCAACGCCTATAAAACCGCAGTCATGTGGGGCGGGATGAAGTGGGAGCCGATGGCCACCGCCAACGATGCCGCCCAATTCCTCGAAACCCGTCGGTTTCAGGTCGAGGAAACCTGCCGGGCCTTTAAGGTGATGCCGATTATGGTCGGGCATAGCGACAAAACGACCACCTATGCCAGTGCCGAACAGATGTTTTTGGCGCATTTACGCAATACCATGGGGCCCTGGCTTAGCCGAATTGAGCAATCCGCCGACTGTAACCTGCTGACTGATGGCGAGCGCAAACAGGGCTATCACACCAAATTTATGCGCAACGCCTATCTGGCCAGCGTGGCAACCGATCGGGCCGCATTTTACGCGCAAATGTACGGTATCGGCGCGCTGAATCCGAATGAAATCCGCGCCCTGGAAGACATGAACCCCTATGCTGGCGGCGAAACCTACCGAGTCCCGCTCAACATGACAGACCCGGCCAATCCAACCGACGGAAATAGCAACAATGCCGCAACTCCATAAAAAAACCGCCCAACCCGCCGCGCTGGAAACCAAGCGCATCAATTTTGCTGAATGCAAGCTGGCGCCATCGGAAACCGCCGCCGACACCATGGAATTTACCGGCTACGGCGCGGTTTTCGGCAATATCGACAGCTACGGTGATGTGATCGAAAAAGGCGCGTTCTCCGCCTACCTGGCGGATGTGAAAAGCGGCAAACAAAACTGGCCGGCCATGCTCACGCAGCACGGCGGCTGGGCCGTCAGCGCCAACGATTTAACCCCAGTCGGCGTCTATACCGACCTGAAAGAGGATGATACCGGCCTGAAAACCGCCGGAACGCTGGCGCCAACCCCGCGCGGAACTGAAATCCATGCGCTGATGAAAATGCAGCCCCGCCCTGCCATCACCGGGTTATCAATCGGCTATTACGTGCGCGAAGAAGCCTACGGCGGAAGAAACGACCCATACGATCGGCTATTAAAGCAGATCGACCTGGTCGAGATCAGTATTGTCACCTTTCCGGCCAACGACAAGGCACGGATCGGCAACGTCAAATCCGCAGCGGAAATGACGGAACGAGATTTTGAACAACTCCTGCGGGATGTAGTCGGGTTGAGCAAAAAGGAAGCCAAAACAGTTGTCAGCTGTGGCTTCCGGCAATTGATTACCGAGCGGGATGCCGGTAGTGAAGAGCTAAAACAAATGGCGGCGCTATTGGAGCGCAGACAAAACATTTTTAAATCAATCTAGGATAACTGTTATGAAAATTACATCCCGCGTGGCCTGGTCGCTTCTGGCGATCCTCGGCCTATTCATCGCCCAGGCGCTGGGCTACACCGCATCCGCCGAGGAATTAACCGCCGGCGGCCTAATGCTGGCAGGCGTCGGCGACATTGAATTGAAAGACATCAACGATATGCTGCAAAAGCAGGGCAATATCTTTGAGGAATTCAAAACCAAAAACGACGAACGCCTAAAATCTATCGAGTCAAAAGGCTGGGCTCCCGCCGATTTAACCGAACAGGTCGGACGCCTCAGCGAAGCCATGACCAAACTGGATAAAGAGATCCTTGAGATCCAGAAAAAGGCCAACCGCATCCCCGGCGGCGCGGGTGAGATGACCGACGAGCAGCGCGAATATAAAGCCGCTTTTAACGATTATATCCGCAAGGGACGCACCGATAATCTAGCTGATATGCAACGCAAAGCCATGAATACCGGTACGGATTCCGAGGGCGGCTATTTAGTCCTTCCGGAAATGGATCAAATGATCGATCGCATCGTTCCAACGATCAGCGCCGTTTATCGACTGGCTAATAACGTCACCATCGGCTCGGCGCGGTATGAAAAGCTGATTAAAACTGCCGGCATGACGATGGCACGTGTCGCCGAAGGCGCAACCGCAGGCGAAACCACTGAGCCTACCTACTCAAAAGTCGCCATCGATGTGTTTCCGGCGGAAGTTGAGCCCTGGGTAAACAACGAAACCCTGCAAGATGCTTTAATCGATCTTGAGAACGATCTGGCGATGGAAGCGGCCATCGGGTTTGCCGCCGGCGCAGGGTCGGAGTTCATCACCGGCAACGGCGTCGGCAAGGC